CTACTTTCATGCTATCCTTAGAAGATGACATCTCAAGTATCATACCCTGCCAAGCTGATTTTAATATTGTTGTCTTACCTAAGACTGTGTCAAGCTGAACGTCTGCCATTTCCTTAGCAGCACCGCCGGCATTTCTGTACGATTCAGCTAAAAGTGGCAACATATCTAACTGCTGATTTAAAACAAGTAAAGCGGTTTTAGCCCTTGCACCTACTTCATCCTGTGCGGATGCTAAAGTGATACCCTCTTTACTTAACGCTTCAAGATTCTCGCTTAATGTTGCGCCGTCTGTTGAAAGTTCCGTAAATATTTTTCTTAATCCTGTTCCTGCGATCGATCCGCTTATACCAGCATCAGCCAAAACAGCTAACATCGCAGTAGTCTCTTCGATCGAAACACCCGCGGCCTTTGAAATCGGAGCGACTAACTTCATCGACTCCGCAAACTTCTCCATATCTAAAGCTGAAGATGTAAACGAACGAGCCATTAAATCCGTTACTCTTTGCGTCTCTGTAGCCGCTAATCCGAACGCCCTTAGTGTAACCCCCGCAACCTCGGCGGCTCTTGATAATTCTGTTCTTGTCGCTGCGGCTAAGTCTAAGACAGCCGCTTGAACCTCGACGATTTCCTTTGTAGTGAAACCAAGTTTCGCAAATTCTTTCTGAAGCCCTGCAACCTCTGAGGCTGTGAATTTCGTTGTGCTTCCTAATGCTTTAGCGGAATCAGACAACATCTTAAATTCCTTATTTGTTGATCCTGTAATAGATCGAACATCTGCCATCGCCTGCTCAAACTCTGTTATTATTCTAAATGAATTACGCATAACAGCACCTAAAGCAGCCACACCCGCAGTAATACCAACAAACGGAGCAAGGCCACGACCAATCTTATTGACCTTTTTATTAAATCCCTTCATTGACGCCTGTGCGCCTGATAATCCTTTCTTGAACTTGGTGTTGTTCATTGAAAGTACAGCCGATAAACTTGCTCTTGTATTAGTTGCCATCTAGTATTTTTTTATTTTCCTCTTCCATGTGCTTTTTAAGTTTGTCGACAGTCTCCTGATCAGCTTCATCGTTCTCATCCCACGGTAAAGGGAGTACCTTATTAAACGGTTTCGGATGCCTTGCGTTCTGGTTAGCTAAGTAACCCACGATAATCCTGGTTTGTTCCCAATCTTCCTTAATCTTCCGATCCTCACTATCAACAAAACCCCTCAAAGCGTTGGAAAATTGCCGAGGGGTTAAGTTTAAAAATTCATCATAAGATAATCTTAATTGTCCAAATGCAATCTCCTCTATATCATCAAATGTTATTTTTTTTTACTCTCTTCGCCACCAACGGCCTTCATATCTTCAGCAAACGCGGTTAAGGCTTTTTCTAATACACTCGGATCATCGTCAAGCAAATCGCCAATATCGTCTAAATCAGATACAACACAATCGATCTTATCTAATCGCGCACCCTCTTTGAATCCGTGTAAAACGAAAGTAAATACATCAGACATCGGTCGGTTCATTAAGTCAAACTCAAGCATTTCGTTCATACTCATGCCTAAGTCATCGCCTATTTTTCGTAAAGTATTAAAACTGTACCTAATAGGTAACTCTCCTTTTATTGTCTTGATCTTCATTACGTAGCCATATCTCCTGTACACTGAATACTATAACTTCCCGTTGCAAGTGCGTCAGATAATCCACCGCTCGCCTCTAGTGAAGTAATAACACCCTGACCGTCATAAATAGGTGTTCCACTTACCAATACCTGAACCTCTATTAAAGATCCTGCGTTTTGATAAAAAAACAAAGCTGCTAAGTTCGCCGCTCCAGACGCAACTAAAAAGCTACCCGATGATGTCGCTGTTACTTTACCAGATATAAACGCCGCGTTTAATCCAGACGTTTGTGAAGTTGTTTCTAACGCCTCTGCGTTTGTCGTGATAGTGCAATCAGTTGATTCCGCTATAATAGCCGGGACAATGTCAGATCCAACCGTTCCGGCTTTAATTATTAATAAATCCCCTCTTAATGCCATAATTTTTTAATTTAATTGTTTTATACTGCCATGTCTCCTGAACATTGTATTGAGTAGCTTCCTGTTGCTAATGAATCAGAAAGTCCTCCGCTTGCTTCCAGGCTTGTTAATACACCATTACCATCAAAGATAGGTGTTCCACTTACTTCAACTCTAACCTCAATTAATGTACCTGCGTTTTGATAAGCGAATAAGCTCGTCAAGTTTGCCGCAGATGAGCCGATTAAAAAGCTACCTGATGCTGTTGCTGAAACCTTACCCGCTATAAATGAAGCGTTCAAGCCCGATGTCTGTGAAGTCGTTTCTAGTGCCTCCGCGTTTACTGAAAACGTGCAGTCAGTTGATTCGGCTATAATAACAGGTGCAGTTGTCGACCCGGAAACCGAAGCCCTTATTACTAATAAATCCCCTCTTAGTGCCATAATTTTATTTTTTAATTATTCAAATTTTAAGTTATATTCTTGTGATACATTCCATTTATCCAGCTCGGATATATAATCTTCGCTTTCACTCGACCATGTACAAGCTATTAAAGTCTTATTTGAGTAGCTTCCTGTCTTTGCCTCTAAGCCGTCAAAATACGATGTCGCCAAAGTTAATGCGTCGTCTCTTAAATTAGCGTAAATGTTTAGAGTTAAAGTAATTTCCTCTAGTATAATCGACTCTTGTACTCTGATCGGTTCGCGCCGGATCTCCCAAACCGCATAAGGATTAGTTTCTTCCTGCGGTGCTGCCAATGCGTGTACCCTCGAATCGACATCGTTTAGTAAATCATATATCGCCGCTCTTATACTCATATCAAACCCTTTCTAACTTTACTGTTCCAATCTCTCTCTATTATCGTTCTGACTGATTTTAATAAATGGTTCTCTGCTCTTTTTAAATTCTGTGTTAATGTCCTTCCTATATATCCCTTGTAAGTCGTTGGCATAATGCCTGAGTCTTTCCTGTATCCATGCGGTGTCTTTGGTGACCCTCTATAACCTCCTCTTGGGTCTGGCATGGGTTTTCTTACTTTCCCTTTGTTATGTTCTATTATATTTGCAACCCAACCCTTATTTGTACTTGTCTTTTTCTGAAATCTTCCTGCCATTCTCGGTCCTGCAAATACAACCGCGTTTCTTTTACTCTTACCCGAAACAGCGCCCATCGACCGCTTCAAATTCCCCGTTGGTCCTTTCGGTGATGCTTGTCTTAATGCCTTTGCTAGTGTCTTTGTCGCTGTGTCTTTTACAACCCTCTTTAAAAATTTATGTTGTGTCTTATACTCTAAACTCGTCAAAGTCCTTAACAGCTCATCATCACCAATTAACTTTATGTTTACAGTGTTACTCATCGTCGTTCCTGACTGCCGTTAAAGTAGTCCATAATCTATTGTCCTGATTTACTCTTGTTATATAAAAATAATCCGAACCGTATTTAATCCTCATCCGAGCCGTTACAGTGCTACCGTCTACAAACGGAATCTTAAAACTCTTTACATCGGAGTAAACATCCATCTCACTAATAAACCCCTCCGAACCGCTTATCTCTTCTATATTCGCCCAAGCCAGTGTATGTGTCGCCCAATCCCGAACATCTGAACCCTGAGACGAACTAGTGTAGGTAAACTTCTGTATTGTTATCTGATCTTTTAAGGCTGCCATGATCGATAGTCTCTAACGATTTTATCAACAAAACTCATCTTTTCAGTAACCGGGTCGCTCGGTGTATAGTACATCCTCCAAACGAGCATCTTAATAGCTAATTGAATGTCTTGAGGAATAGTTGTATATCCCGAAGTAAAACTGATAGTCATTGCATCGTAACGATCATAAACGGACGGCACAGATGCGAATATCAACGCACTTGGCCTTCCGTCTAAAAATACTATATAATCATCGGCTGAGTGTGTAAAAGACTGTAAAGCGTTGTCCGAATCGTAATAAACGACAGCAGAGAAACTATTGACAGGATACTTACCCAACTCAATTTTTTCAACTACCTCGGACTGATTTAAAGACAAATCCCAAACCTGTGCGCCTAATGTTACGTTAGCCCTTTTCTCGAAAAGACCTGTCGCTGCTTCTATGTAAGTCTGAATCAATGTGTCGTGGCCTGCGCCCGTTACACCTAAATGAGTCTTCATATTAGCAACGCTGACAGCTAAATCGGTCGGGTCGGTTGTCCTTTTGTAAATCATTTTACTTTTCTTTTACGCGTCTTCTTTACTACTGCCGTAATCACTTCAGGCTCTACCTCTTTAATCACTTCCTTTTCCTCTTCTTCCTTCTCAACTTTTAAAGCCGGGAGGACAACCGCCCTCCCTAGCTTAACAAGTTCTTTTCCTACTTCAGTTGGTACATCACCAGTAAACCCGATGCGATACCCAAAACCCAAGTGAACTACACTCTTAACTACTTTGATAAACATTAGCTTCCGTCATTTCTGATTCCAGCCATTGCAGCAAACGCTTTAGGATGCTTGACAGCGATGTCATAATATCCAGCAGCTACAACTCTAACTTCTCCATAGACATCGAGTGAATAAGGATTTATAAGCAAATCAAGTCCTGCGCCCCATTGTCCGATAATCAACTCAGCCCAATTTCCAAAGAACAACAGTGAACAAGTTGAATCTGTTCCTCTAGTGGTTGTGTTGGAAATAGTGTTAGTTACATAAGCGTCATAACCATTTATCATTCCTTTAGGTCCGAGTGGTGTAAACTGCTCCCATAAGTAACCGCCCTGATATGAATCCTTCAATGTAGTCTTAAACAGACCCGCGATAGTTGCGTTTGTGATATAGGCTAATTTACCCTGTAGTCCATTATCCTCTGCTACCATAGTTTCCATTCCAACGATATTCGCCCAGCTTGTTAAAGTACCGTTTGATCCGTGGTCAGCATCATTAACGCCAGTAGTATTAATAAGTCCGGCTGGAACTTGTGAAGTACCTGATCCAGCATAAACGGCTGTTTCGAGTGCGTTCGCAATTCCATAGAATAAAGTATCTCTGACTTCATTCTCTACATCAATACTTGACTGCTTCAACAGTTGCATTGAAAACTGTGTGTTGTTAGTCAATCTGTGAGGGGTCATTGTAACCTGCTCATAAGTAGGATCACTCTGTACTGATACTCCGCCTTCTGTTCTCCATCCAGCAGTTGAATCGGATGCTCTACGTGGTAATGCAATATCACCCTTTAAGCCTGTCCATAGTCTCGCACCAGCTTGTAAGGAAGCCATGTTGTTCCTTAAAGTAGTGATAAGACCTTTCAATTCGGTTTCAACAGTGTATCCACCAGCAGCGTCAACCGTTGCCTCAAGGTCTGCACGTATAGCACAGGCAGGCACTCCAAGACCATGTAAAGAAAGCCCGCTGGCATCTTCCATTTCTCTCTTAGCTTCCTGGTGCATCTCATCAGATAATCCGCTTAACTTACCCCCTTTTGTGCAATACTCCAAAATGGATTTTGCAATGGAATAGTCGGCGAATGTTTTCTTGTCTTTCTTGGATAGCTTTTGCGTTCCGGCGGCGGGAATCTGAGCTTTTTCGAGTACTTTGTCAGCCTCTTTACTTAAACGCTCATTTTCTTTGCGCACTTCGGCTTTCTCAGCCCTGTCCAGATCGCCTTCCAATTTTACAAGTTTAGTTTCCAACTCATCGAACGACTTTCTTTCGTCGTCTGTGAGTTCATCTTTGCCCTTGACTAGATTGTCCATCTCTTCAATCAGGGCAGTTCTTTTTTCTTTCAGTTTTTCTACCATAATTTATAATTATTAAATTGCTACTATTTTGCCCTTATGTAGAGCTATTTTTCTTTTGACTATTTTATATTGTACCTGTTCTTTGTTTTTATTAGGCTCAACGACTTCATCCGTCCGGCTCTGATTCCACGGCTCGAAATCTCTCGCTTCTAATGCTTCCGGATTAGACGGGATATTAACTACTGATATTTCCATTAGCTCCTGACCTGCGAACCTATAAGTTCCGTCCTCATCGTTTTCACCTTCTCCGACTTCTCTGAATCCTACTGAAACAGCGTTTAAAGATCCGAATTGAATCTTCCGATAGACCTTATCGGCTTTTTCGTTTAGATCGGCCGGCTCGAATGTAATCTCTCCCATTAGCTTATCACCCTCAACAAACGCCCGTGCTTTACCTATCACA